GTGATATCAACCGAAGGTCGAGTCAGGTTCGAGTGCAATGTAGTAGGTGACATCAAGATTCTGATTAGTGAATTTAGACAGAAGTTTAGAAGACACAATCACATCATATGTTCCAGGAACAATCTTGAGATTCTCCTCTTTGAAGTTGAATACAAACTCTTCCTCTGTCTCACCAACGATGATAGAGAAGTCATTAGAAGTATCGTTCTTCTTGTCACGAGCAACAAGTTTGATGACACCAGCATCACCGATGACAGAGATATCAGGGAGTTGATAGACAGATGCAGCCTTCTTCAGTTTCTCCAGTTGTTGACTGGTCAGTTGGAAACAAACATCTTCAGTCGGAAGAGTAATCTCCTTCTCGGGAGGTGCAACGATCACAGACGGATCTGCGAAGAAATACTTAGAACGTGAACGACCTTCTTTGATCACAACATACTGATCATTGTCAAAGTCAAGATCAGGAGAGGAGTGGAGAGACAGTCCATTAAGGAACTGGTTCAGATCGTAGATACCGAAGTCTTTGGGGAACTCTTCGGATACATTGGCTTCAACCAGGATGTTCTTCATAACCGAAATGCTTCGGAGCTTCTGACCCTCCTTGAACAAGATAGACTGGTTGATCGAAGAGAAGTTCTTCAGGAGAGACACAGTAGATTCAGAAAGTTTCATAATTACCTTTTGGTTGCTTGTTGATGCCAGAGAAATGATACAGGAGGATACAATAGTGGATTGCTTTGAGGATGTCAAGTTTAGACTTGCCTTCCTTCTTACCAAACCGTGAGAGATACTTGATAGCATTGGATCGACAGAATGCTTCTGAGTCACCAATACTATCGATCAGATCCAGTGTCTGAGTCTTGTTGTCGTTAGCATAATGTGCTTTGTACGTACCACCAAGATAATCACGGATTTCTTTGAGGATTACATCCTCATCATATTTCCAGAAACCATTGTCATTATTCAAATTCAAATCCATAGTAAATGTGTTCTCATATTGTTCTTTTTTGAGTTTGTCTGTCCATCCATCATCGTAGGCTGAGGGGGTGTACTCAAAACCCCCATTTGCACTGACCCAATCTAAGTCATTCATCAAATTATATAATAAGGACCATGAATTCATTCTATCAACTTTCCTCAGTGTTGTCAATGATTTCAAAGTCTACATCCACTTTGTCATACAGTTCCAGGAATGCAGACTTAGTTTCATCATCGAATCGATTGATACAGACTTGAATGGCTTTGGCCTTATCATCAAAGATAGAGTATGCACGAACGATGTGAACCAAACGACGGGTAGAGATAATCTCATCAATACCACCATCGTAGAAGGTCTTACGGATGATGTCTGCCCAGTCTACCAGGTGCTTACAGAAAGACTTGTCATCAGTCATAGACTCAAGAATTTTCTGTTCTGTAGCAGGAGTCGGGTAGGACTGTTCAAAGGTTACACAGAAACGCTCGAGGAATGCTTCGTTGAGAACGTTGGTACCAATGAACCGACCATCTTCAGAACCTTTACCTTTGGTGTTGGCAGTGGCAATGACTTGGAAACCTTCGGCAGGTTTGACAAACTTACCAATCTTCTTGAGAAAGACACCCTTACCTTCGAGAATAGATTGGAGACACAGGATCTTGTTAGACGCCAGGTCAACCTCATCTAGAAGTAGTACAGCTCCCCTTTCCAGAGCCTCGATGACGGGTCCGTTATGCCAAACAGTTTCACCATTAACAAGACGAAAGCCACCAATAAGATCATCCTCATCAGTCTCGATCGTAATGTTGACACGGATCAGTTCCCTCTTGAGTTGGGCACAAGCCTGTTCAACCAAGAACGTTTTACCGTTTCCAGAGAGACCCGTAATGAATGAAGGGTAGAAAAGACGGGACTTAATAATTTTTTTGATATCGCTGAAGTTACCAAAAGTGACGAAGGAATCATCTTTCTGAGGAATCAGGTCTTGTTCGATTGCAGGAAGTGCAGCTGGTGCTTGATAGTTTTGTTCCAGTTTCTCTTGAACCGTCAGGTTCCACTTACCACGACCGACTTTGTAGTCATTGAGTTTCTTGGTGACGGTCTGGTAACTCACGTCATTCATGGCACACCATCCACGAATATCACCAGTGGTGACCTCAGGTCCGTAAGTATCTTGAAGAGAAGCAACAATAGAAGAAGTAGAGAGTGCCATAACGTGGTGTGTGTTCAACATAGCTATAATACGACAAAACCACCCGATTGGGGTGGTGGATGGGACAGTTGTCCGATTGGCTCAACTGATGATGTCAACAAACTGGCTCAATACCTTTCTATTTAGAGACTTGGCATTAAGATTTTTAACAAAAGCAGATTTAATCTTTGCCTTGGTTGCTCCTTCTTCTACATCAAACTCAGTATCATTATCAAGAGAAGAGGAAAGAATACCAAAGTAAGAAGTATAACCACTGGTCTTGATTGCAACAGACTTCTCTTTTTTGATTTTCTTGTAGGAATCTTCAGTCATGGTCCTGTCATAACGACGAACAAAGCTTTTGAAGTCAGAGTTACTTGAAAGACGGAAACCAATCACATTGACACCAGGATTCATTTGCTTCAGGTCTTGAAGAAGAACCTCAGTGAACTTGAAAAAATCATGTTCAATCTTATAAGTGTGTCCAGTTTTACGATTACGGATGTAATCACCAGCATAACAACGACCAGAACCCATACGTTCATCATCATAGTAATGGTTTGTCTTGTAGTAAGGAAGTGGATTTGCCTCACCGTCAGTCAGAATTACAGTATTAACTTTCTGAAGTTTATGTTTCTGTTGGAACTGAGGAATGATTTTATGTAGACAAACAATGGCTTCATTCAAAGGTGTACCAGAAAGACTATAGCCACTAGGAAAAGTATAGTCAGCCCAACGAACAGTGGCATATACCACACGCCACAGAGACTTCATTTGTTTATCAAGTTCTTTCTTGCTCACGTCACTGGTCAAGAAGTGAAGAAGATTGAAATTGGGACTTACAATCATATCAAACTCTTTGACCTCTTGAATAGGACTATCAAGATAGGCTTGAAGCTTAGAATCTTTCAGGTAACTGTTAGTAAATGCATAAACATCAAAGGGAATGTTGACCTTACTACAAAACATCACCAGATTGAACAACTATCTAATAGTTTCAAGCAAACAGTCAGCCATAGAGCCAGACCAATCAAGAACAAAGATTAGACCATGGTTCTTACCATCAGGAATGACATTCACTTTCCTGAACAAATCTTCATTGTATTTGTAGGTGTGGAGTTTAGTACAATCGAGAGTACCAGTCTTAGACGTGAATGAACGAGAATAAGCATCAGCAGACTTCTTACACTCAAACTCTTTCACAAGATAGTTGACTTCTTTCTGTGCAGATTTCTTATATTTTTCATACTCTCTGTCAGCAGTATCAAAGTTTCTTGGTTCCGTCATCTTTGTCTTTTCAGAGTATGCACAGTAATACTCTTTAGGAGTCAACTGATCAATCCAGGATTCATTCAGTTCCTCATGAACACTTTTGTTAGATACAATAACCTTTTCAACATCAATAGATGGAACCTCAAGGTAACTAGAAGATGGCATACCAGGTTTGATTTCACCATTGAATTCTTCTTTACCAGACTCAAACATCTCATCAGTATGAACCTCAAGCTCAGGAGAGTTCTTATTCATACGACCCTCTGACATATCTTCAAGTTCACCAAACTCTTCCTCATTCTCCTCTTCACGACGTTGAGCTTCTTCTTGCATCTCTTCGTGAGTCATTTCCTCACCACCTGAAGTAGATGGATTGGGAAGAGAGATTGCCTCGGTTTTCTTGTCATCAAAACCACCCTTCACAAACTTGAAGAGTTCTTCGGCAACCAGAACAGCATCGGCAAAAGTCTCAGTGTTTGCCATCATGTCGATGAATTTCATCTCTTCATCGGAGATAGGAATCTCAACGAAGTTACCAATTTTGAAGTAGAGGTTGGCACGGTCAGCCAGATTGTAAGTAGAGATATCCTGTTCTTCAAGGTCAAAGAAATCATCTTCTGCGAGTTCTTGATAACCTTTGTAGAAACTTTTAGATAGACCAGGATACCGACGTTTCATCAGTTTCTCGATACGTGCATCTTCAACCACGTTGACAAACTGTTTAGGAATACGATCTTCCCATGACCAGTCATTAGGGGTGAACAGAGCGTGTCCAACCTCATGACCCACCAACATATCGTATACAGTATTAGAAGCCCTCTTCCACATCGGAAGAGTGAGCACACGACGTTCTACATCAAACTGTGCTGTCTCCACGTTACGGTTCTCAACCACCATATTCTCAGTGGCCAGGAGTTTAGCGAGTTGGGACTTGATTTCGTAATTGATCATGGTGGTCTGTCTCGATGTAGCTACAATACAACGAAACCCACCTGTTTCTCGGGTGGGTTGGACAGTTTATATATTGGCACATACACCAAACCCGACCTTTTTAGGGGTCGGGTCTTCGGTCAGCCTAATCTCCGTTTTACAAGATTAATCTTCAGTTAGGACGTGTCTGCAGAACCTCCTGGCGGAACTATCTATGATGCCACATTCTGAAATGCACTGGAAGTATTCGGAAACTTGGTCATATTTGTCATCAACGGTTAGTTTTTCATCCCACTTCCAGGATGCAAGTTCATTACGTGAGACAAGATTTTTCATCATAACCTCCAATTCACACATTATATAGTGATGTTTGTGTAACTTCACGAACATTTGTGTGAATGTTACTTTATTAAATTTTTCTTGAGAAACCTTTATGTTTTTCGAACTTGACTACGTTTTCAAACTTATCGTCCATACCAGTTTTATGACTGATAACGAATATGTTTGCGTCTTTGATAGTGTATCGAATAATTTTGAGGAACTCATCCGTTCCAAAACCGTCTAGTGAACTATCGAAGACCTCATCCATAATGAGGAGATTTGTATTGACTGAGTTCTTGACCCTTGCAATTTCCCTCCAAGTGAATAGTAGTGCTAGGTCAATTCTCATTTTCTCCCCTTCACTGAATGACGGATAGGAAAAGTCTTCGTGAATGGGAGATTCTACAGTTTCGTTGAATTCTTCATCAAGTTTGAAATTGATGTAAAAGTCCATCATCTGTAGATACTTATTAACTTGTTGGTTGATAAGTGGTAGATATTTTTTGATGATCTTTGCTTTTACACCACCGTCTTTGAGTAGACTATAGATGAAATCGTGGTAAGAAATATTATCCTTGTGCTTTACCAGTTCATCATATGTCTTATCGAGACCGTCTCGTAAGGATTCTAACTTCTCATGCTCAGAATTTCTGTTTGCAAGGTTCTCGGTAACAGTTTGAATTTCTGATTCCAGTCCTCTGATCTGTCGTTGGAAACCAGAGATCTGTACATTGAAAGAAGAAATGTCATTAAGTGTTTCTGAAATTTTAGTGGATAAAGTTTTAAAATGTGATTCCCTCAGTTCTTCATCTTTAATCGCCGATTGGAGTTTTTCAAACCCTTCTCTGAGCTCTTCTGCCTTAGATTGGGAATCACTAATTCTATTTACTCTAAACAACTCCTCAATATCCTGATTGCAGGTGGGACATACCGTATTTTCTGTGAAAAATTTATGTTCCTTGACAATACTTTGTATACGTTGAGACAGTTTACCTTTGATACTACCAAACTCCCTCAATCTCTCCTGAGCATCATCAACAGTTTTCAACTCTTTTTTGAAGTACTCCAATACTTCTTCTTGTTCAAAACTCTGTTTGAAACATCTCTCAATTTCTTGATTCAGAGAGTCGATCTTATCTGTCTTTTTCTTGATAGTATCTTTACTCTGACTTTCAATCTTCTCGATAAAGTCTTTTTGCATATCGACCTTATCTTTCAAGTTCTCTTTCTTCAGTTCTAGAGTCCTGACCTCATCACGGATGCCACGAATCTTACCTTTGATTACATCATTCATGGAAGAGAAGATCTTGATGTCCAATAGATCTTCTACCACTTCTCTACGTGCAGAGGTGGGGAGTTGCATGAAAGGAACAAAAGTAGAAGAACCAAGAATCACAATCTGTGTGAAGGACTTATAGTTCATCTTCAACACATTCTGTTCCAACCACTTCTGTTGATCTAATGCAGATGCAGATTGATCTAACTCTTCATCATTACGATAGATCTTAAAGATGTTTGGTTTGATTCCACGTTGAATCTTCCAATGAACAGAGTTCACATCAAACTCAATCTCCACAAGACAAGCCTTCTCATTTGTAGAGTTGATCAATTGTGCTTTATTGATCTTACGGAAAGACTTACCATACAGAACAAAAGTCAGTGCATCAAGAATGGTGGACTTACCTGCACCATTTGATCCAATGATTAATGTTGTACTCGTTTCGTTAAGATTGACTTCTGTTGGGTGGTTCCCCGTTGATAAAAAGTTCTGCCACTTAATCTTTTTGAAAACTATCATATTCAGAATCAGGGGGAATCACAATGTCGTCTGAGGTTATTACAGTATATCTGTGATCATGCATCTCACAGGTTTTGATCATTATCTCATCGTCTACTTCTAACACATTCATCTCAGGGTAGTCAAGTTCTTCCAGTTGTATGGCATATCTTTCTGCGTCGTCTTCTTCACAGAAGATATAAAGGACCTGTTCTCCAGTCTCATCAACTACAGAGTAAGCACCTTCTTTTTCTTTACCAGCAACTGTAATGATGAACATTATACGACCTCACACGCCTCTTGATATATTTCTTTAATGAGAGACTGAATTACTGTTTTATTTAACTCAGTTTCAGATTCGTCAATATACCGACTGAGGATAGACATCGTATCTTCAGACTCTTCTGCTTCAAACTCCTCCGACTCATCGAGTTGGAAGTTCTCTACAATCTTCAGATCAGCAACACCAGAGGTATAGAGTTTGTCGATGAACTTTTCAAACTTCTTGGTGTCTGTCTTCTTTCTGACAATGACCTTGACGATCTTATTCTCATACTCAGAGGTATTGAATGTCTGATGATCAGTGTCTTCGTAGAAGATCTTGTAGAACAGTCTGTGAGGATTGTTTATGGATTGATGTTCCAGGGATTCAGTATCAAAAATAGTGAAGCCTCTGGGACTTTCGACATCATTCCAGAACATTTCATAGGGATTACCAAGATAGTACACGGTCCCATTGTCGGATCGAGAGTGATAATGTCCCGAAAAGACTTTCCTGAACTTATCAAAGGCTCTTGCGTCGTGACCGTGCTCCATGATGTGGCCAGGGGTTGCGACAAACCCGTTAAGTTCGAGGTGTCCCATTGCGACTGGACACTTTGTCTTCTTGATAATGTTGTTGGTTTCCTTTTCGTTTTGTTCGTTGATCCAAGGAAGGAATAGAACGGGGAGATCACCCACAGATACTTCTGTAGGAGAAGAATAAACCTCAACATTATCATATTCTTTCAGGAGAAGATCAACAGCATTGATTTCATTTGTGTTCTTATAGTATGCATCATGATTACCAACCATCAGATGCATCTTGATCCCACGTTCTTTGAGAGGATTGAACACAACTCTCTTTGCCCACTTCAGTGATTTGAATTCAATACCCTTTCGACTATCAAATGCATCACCCATATGAATGACAGTATCAATACCTTCTTTGTCTAT